TAGTGGTAATAGTACATTAATAAACTCAACAGAGGGTGTGTTATATGCAGAGATAGCTATGCTATCAGAAGATGATAAAGCATCAAATAATCAATTATTTTTAAATGATGGTACTTCTTTACAGCGAGTTGGAATATTCACAGAATCAGCAGGAGATATAAGAGTGCAAATACGAGATAACGATGAAGCTATTGATATAAGGAATTTAACTGCTTTAGACCAATCAGAAAGTGGTATAGATACTGCTGCATTTAATAAAATAGCTATCCAATATAAAAGTGGAGAAAATAAACTTTTTGTAAATGGCAGTAGAATTACTGACACTAATTTTGATAGTATGGTTTTTAATTTTTCTAGTTTAGATAATTTAGATTTTGGTAGTGGTGCAAATTCTAATTATTTTAGAGGTAAAGTAAAAGCACTAGCAGTATTTAATGAGGCTTTAAGTGATACAGAACTTACAAATTTAACAAGCTAATGAATAAGATAGGTAAATACGAGTTTGATGATAGCGTACAAGCAGATAGCAAAATAAACGCTTTAGGTACAAGAACAACTGAATTAGGTGATGTAGTACCATCGCACAATCACGTTATCGTAAGACTAGGCTATATCGTTTTAGAGCAAGGCGAGTATAACGAAAGTGGCGAACAAACTAAAGCACCTGTACTATCTGACAAATACCACGTAGATGTGTTATGGAAAGGCTTAGAGCCTAAAGATGCAGAAGCAGAGGTACTAGAATATGACCACCCTAGAGGCTGGAAAACATACTCTGTAAACATAGAAGATAATGGAGTACACTCATTTATGGGTTTAGACTATAACTTATACAAATTCTAATGAAAGAAAGACTAATAAATATAAATCTAACAAACGAAGTACAACCTAAAAGCATTGAAGTCAATGGTGCTGATTGGATTGGGTATGGTGATGGTGAGTACAAAAACAACTACCCACAATACATTATAGATTTATATAACAATAGTGCTACCAATAGTGCGATTATCAACGCTACTGCATCAATGATTGCTGGTGAAGACTTTATAGTAGAAGATAGCGATAATTTAGAGCAATATGTAGCATTAAAGAAGTTCTTAGCAGCAGTTAATGGTACAGAAAGCGCACACGAATTATTTGTAAAGTTATCATTTGATTTAAAACTACAAGGTGCATACGCTATTAATGTAATATGGTCTAAAGATAAGACTAAGATAGCTGAACTACACCACGTACCTGTTGAGCAAGTTAGAATAGGTGTACCTGATGAAGATGGTAAAGTACCTTGCTATTACCTAAGTACAGATTGGACACAATACAGAAAGAAAGAATACGCACCTAAACACATCGCACCATTTAATATGATGGATAGAAGTGAGGGTAGCCAATTATTATATAGTGGTTTATACTCTCCAGCTATGGAATTATACCACACTCCTGATTATGTTGCTAGTACGAATTGGATACAGATAGATAATCTAACATCTGACTTTCATTTAAACAATATCACTAATGGTTTTAGTGGCTCGTACTTTATTTCGTTTGCGAATGGAGTACCAACAAGAGAAGAACGAGTACAGATAGAAAGACAAATAGCTAAGAAGTTTACAGGCTCTAATAATGCTGGTAAATTTGTACTTACGTTTAGTGATGATGCTAATAGTAAGCCTGAAATTATACCTATACAAGTATCTGATGCAGATAAGCAATATACAGTACTAAGTGAGTTATGCGTTCAAAACATTATGATTGGTCATAGGGTAACAAGTCCTATGCTATTAGGTGTTAAGACAGAAGGTCAGTTAGGTGGTCGTAACGAATTACTACAAGCATATGAGTTATATATGAATAGTGTAGTAAAACCATTCCAAAATCAGCTTTTAAAGACTTTTAAGAAACTTTTAGCAGTAAATGGTGTTACCATACCATTGAGCATAAAAGATGTTAAGCCGTTAAATTCTATGTTTGATGCTGATACGCTTAAAGAAGTTCTTACACAAGATGAGATTAGAGAGGAATTAGGATATGCACCATTAGAGGTTGATGAAGAAACAGTAGCTGAAGAACAAAACCTATCCGAATATACAGAGTTAGATAAATTCTTAACAGAGTTTGGTGAAGATGAAGATTTAGAGAATTGGGAGTTAGTAGATGAAGATGATGCAGAGGGCGAACACCCTGATTTTGATTTTGAATATAACTTAGAAAAATTAGAGTTAGCCAATACAGGTAGAGCAATACCTAGAGCAAAATCTGAACAAGATGGTACTGATAGAGAGGGTAACCTTTATAGAGTAAGATATTACTACAATGAAGATAAAGGTTTAAAGAGAAAAGAAGAGGGCAATAGTAGAGAGTTTTGCAAGAAGATGTTAGCAGCTAACAAAGTATATCGTAAAGAGGATATACTAAGAATGGGTAAAATGCCTGTAAATAAAGGTTGGGGTGCTGGTGGCGCAGATACTTACTCTATATGGTTGTATAAAGGTGGTGGTAATTGTCATCATAGATGGTATCGTAGAATATATGTTACTAAGATGGGAGAAAGACCACTTAATACAGATAAGATTGTAAGTGTTGCTAAAGCTAGAAGTGCTGGATTTAAGCCTGAACCACAAAAGAAAAGTGAAAGAAGTGTTGCTATCGCACCAAAGCGTAGAGCAGATAAAGGTTTTATAAGAAAATAAAAAAGGATATTAAACAATGGCAGTATTATTTGTAAGTGAGGACACTTTAAAAAAATCTACTACGATTAATGGTAATGTAGATGTAGAGTTATTGTTACCATATATTAAGGTAGCACAAGATATACATATACATCAGTTGTTAGGTACTGACTTGTACGATAAGATACAAGCAGATATAACTGCTAGTTCACTTACAGGAAACTACCAAACATTTACTGATGATTATATACAACCTGTACTTATTCACTATGCTTTGTATGAGTGTTTACCTTTTTTATCATACAAAATAATGAACAAAGATATAGTACGTAAGATTTCAGAAACATCTACATCAGCATCACTTGAGGATATTAAGTATATGCGAGAGATAGTAAAGAATACTGCTGAATACTACGCTACAAGGTTAGTAGATTATCTATGTAACAATAACGATTTATTCCCTGAATACAACACTAATAGTAATGGTGATTTAGCACCTACAAAAGATACATACTTTAGTGGTATAGTATTGGATAGATACGAGCAAAGTAATAGAATAACACTTAGAAGTTTCTTAGATGCGAGTTTCGACATATAAAATAAAGCAAGAAAATATAACAAAGCTAAAAAGCTATTTAACAAAGAAAGAAAATGAAAAGTCTGATAAGTCAAAACGCAGATGTACTAGGATTAAATAGCGTTACGCTAATGATTAGCTTTACAGAGGTTGAGCAAGTACTGCAAATCATTTTGTTGTGTGTATCAATTATCTATACAATAGACAAGTATATATCATATCGTAAAAGAAAATAATGGCAAAACTAATAGGTGGAACTTATCGCAAGAAAGCGAAGAAGAAAAGACCAAATAGACACTCTAAGAACGCATCTAAAGGACAGAGTGGTTACAAACAGAATTACAGAGGTCAAGGTAAATGATACAAAAAGACTTTACAATAAGCATAGGTAACATTATATGGATTATAGGTATAATCTTTACTATGGGTATAGCGTACAGTCAGATAGGTCAGCTAGACGAAGATATACAAGTATTAGAGCAAAGACTTGAAAAGAAGATTAAGATAATTAACGAGTGCGAGGATAGGATAATTGAACTAGAAAAAGAACTAGCACGAATAAATTGTAAAGATTAATGTTAAAGTATTTTGACTTTGAAGAATTTGACTGCCCTACGTTAGAGGGTAGTGGATTACCTACTAGCGATGGTGGTAAGATGTGTTTAGACTTCTTACATAAGTTAGATGAAGCAAGAGAGATAGCTGGTGTACCTTTTAAAATAACAAGTGGATATAGAACACCACAACACAATTTAGATGTAGGTGGTCGAGTAGGCTCTAGTCATATTAAAGGTCTAGCAGTTGATATAGCTTGTACTAATAGCGACCATAGACAAAAGATACTTACTGCACTTATACAAGTCGGTTTTAAACGTGTAGGCATTGGTAAGTCCTTCCTACATACAGATTTAGACACTTCTAAACCCAACGCAATATGGCTTTATTAACAAATTTATTTTCAAAACTTTTAGGAGATAGTTCAAAGATAATAGATGAAGTTGTAACTTCGCAAGAAGAAAAACTAATACTCAAGAACGAACTAGAAAAGATATTAAATGAAAACAGAGTAGTTATAGAACAAGAAGTAACTAAGCGTTGGCAGTCAGATAATCAGCAAGAAAGTTGGTTACCTCGTAACATTAGACCTTTAGTATTAGGTTGGCTAGTTGTTTCTACTACGTTACTAATATTTATAGATGCTGGAGTAATTGAGTTTGTCGTAGAGGACAAATGGGTTGACTTGTTACAGATAGTTTTAATTACTGTTATAGGTGCATACTTTGGTTCTAGAGGTTTAGAAAAAATTAACAAAAACAAATAGTATGCCTAATAATCGTTATAGATTAAAACCCGATGAAGAACTACTACTACAAAACTATCGCAAACACAAAACTAATAA